TTCTCGAATGAAGAGTATTGCTAAGAAGCGGTGTAAAAACACATCTCTTGATGCAGATGATCTCTTTCAAAAGCTTGCCGTTGCAAGTTGGAAAATATACAAGAGATATGGTTCAGACAATTTGAATGAAGTTCTTGGTGTTGCAATCAATCGTACTATTATTGATCACTGGCGCACTACACAAAAGCCCTTTGAAAAATATCCTCACGAGTCTCTTACTGAAGATCACTACAATTTGTCTATTACTGATCCTGTGACCTCAGAAGATGTGATTGACCTTCTCTTCGATATTGCCCACAGAACAGGGAATTTAACGGCTGTACGCCTTATTAGAGCCTTTGTTAACCCCAACAAACTTCAGTTGGAACAAGAAAGAGGCAAGCTTACTTGGCAAAAAGTCTATCAATTCGTAGGAATAACGGATAATGAAAGACGAAGTGCCTTCAAGCTACTTAGAAAAGCGTTTTTAACAAGGTATCCTGAAAATACTGAACAAATCGTTTCCAAGAGTGAGTACCATGAAGAACCTATTTGAAGAACTGGACATTGAAGGACTCTATGGGCTATGTCAAGATGACAAAGCACGTGTTGAGTGTTTACGAGCACAAATCGGTTTGTTTGCTTCCACACGTGGTTTCTCGGAAGCGTTGTTAAAATTTATGAAACTTCATAATGTTACTATAGGTGAAGGTTTAAGACCAAGTAGCCCGATTCAGCTTGAAATGCAAACCCCAGAAGAACAGGAGACAGTCAGTATGGCAAAGAACGAAGTCAATTACGAACTTGCAGGCGCGTTGGCTCTTTTGATCCCAAAGATCATCGAAGAGCTTACCGAAAATGGAAAAATCAGCCTCAAGTTCGACGGCGAAACGCTCGATGTGGGCGACAAGAAAGAAAAATCCGACAAGAAGGACAAACCGGAAAAGCCGGAAAAGTCCGACAAGAAGGACAAAAAGAAACTCGGTGGTTTGACTCAAAAAGAGTTTGAGGAAGAACTCGCTGATGGCGGCAAGTACGAAGACACGGATGAACTCGCAGAATTTTGCGAAGAGAACGATGTCACGTGGAACAAGCATGACAAGGAAAGTCTCAACCGTAAGCGGATGATCAAAGCCGCATACGAGAAGATGGGATGGGAATTGCCTGAATAACAGGCAATCACATTTATATCGGCTCGGCATGTTGTAACACTTCCCGGCTCCTCAGAAGTTGGGGAAGTGTGAAAGAAGGGGATGTATATCAATCGGCAGAACTGTGGTAGCCTGAGCTTGTGGTTTTAATAGTCCACATGATGACAGTATCGTAGTGTTGTAGGTTCGAGTCCTACCATCCCTTCAAAGTATTTTGTTTTAAAAGTTATAACAACGAGGATATGACAATGATTCCAATGTCATGTTTAAATGTTACTGATCTCTATTTGCAGACGATGAATTTCATGCAACAAGGTGCGGATCACACACCGGAAAGAGGACAGTATTCTCTCAGCAATATTTGTGCTCAGGTTGCCTATCCTGAGCACTTTGCATTACAGTTGGATTGGTTGGCCGATGATCTCCCTATGGTATTCAGTACGGCACTCAAACGGATAACCTCTAATGAACAATTGCGGAGACACTACACCTGTGGTGATCAGTTGTACTCTGCAATTCAAGAATTAAAAGCAAGACCCTTCAAATCCGTACACCTGTTGGAAGAAACATGGGCTTCCTACAATGTTCAATTAGTTCCAACAGACGGGGATTACACGGTTGAGATTGCCAGTTTCATTTATGACGCTGATCTTTTCGGAAGTTGGGATGTCTACATGGAACTGTGCTTTCAATATGTCCTTATGCACGTTCTATGTACAGAATTAAAGAAGGAAACGGGAGTTGTTACATTCTTCCCCGGAAAGCTTATTGCACTCTTTGGACAAATAAAAGTCACAGATTCAGAGTACAAATTTATCTGTGACAGCATACAGCAATATCAAAAGGACTTTGGAAGAGAAAGTTCCGACTGGATGAGACAACTTACGATGGAACAGCCTGAAGAAATATCTCTTCCTTATGGGTCACTTGTCTCTCTGGTTGAAAATGTTCTAAGAGGTGGAACACTCAATTTGAGAACAGAAGATGATATTACACAAGCACCAAAAAGTGTTTGTCTTCTTCCCTCATTGAATGTTTCACAAGCAAGAGAAGATGCTTACCACCTCATTATGAAATCAGGCATTTCGGGGATGCTGGCAACGAACCTTCATAGGTGGTTGGATACACGCTTTCCCAATGAAAATTAAATACGAGAAATGCAACAACTCGTTGCATGCAGACTTCAAAAATACAAGTCTACAAGTATTTGTCTTCTTGAATCCTAAACTGTGGGAATGGATTCCAAGAGGACACGTTCTGCCCTTCAAAATTGGTTTCGGAAGAGAGTTCGGCCCTATTGTTCTCGTAACTCCTGATCATGAAGATTCGTTGCGTTAAGTGTCCACTACATGAGTTTGCACATACAAACTGTATGGATGGTTCTGGAGAGGAACACCCTACAGTTGTTTTTGTAGGGGAAGCACCGGGTCGTAATGAAGATGAACAGGGGATACCCTTTGTTGGAGAGTCTGGAACATTGTTGCGAAGAATGGTTGAGATCGCAAATGGGGAAGAGTGGCCTGTTTATTATACTAATGCAGTACGTTGTCGGCCACTGAACAACAAAACACCGGAAGCAGGAACAATAAGAAAATGTAACTGGCATCTCCGGGAAGAGTTGAAACGGTTAAACCCAGATATTGTTGTTCCTTTAGGATCAGTTGCCTTAAAAGCGTGTTTGGATGTTAAGAGTATTAAGAGAGCGAGAGGACGTAAGATTGTAAAAGATGGAACAATCTTCTTTCCTACTTGGCATCCTTCATTTGTTAAAAGAAACAAATTGAAAGAGGGAAAGTCTCCTGTAGAAAAAGAGTTCATTGAAGACCTTTCTGCCCTATTTGACCCTTCTATTTTTGAAGAAGCCAATGCAGATATAAAAACTGTAACTCTTCAAGAGGCTTATAATTATTTAAAGCAGTTCCCCGCATGGGCCTTTGACTTGGAAACAAATACAAAGGACATGTTTCGTAAGGATGCGAAGATTCTCTGTTGTTCCTTCTCTGCCGAAGATGATAAAGCCCTTGTTGTTGATCTTCAATTGACAAGAGACAGCGACAGTGAAGAAGACTTAGAAAAGATTGCTTGGCTCAGAAAAATATTTGCTCTGGATGCAGAACAGATCGCACAGAATGGAATGTTTGACTGTCAGTTTCTTTTCGTTCTGCTCAATATTTGGTGTGAACATTGGACATGGGACACGATGTACCTCTGTTACACTGATGATGAGAAAGCACCACTCGGATTAAAAGCACAGACTGCAAAATACATCCCAAAGTATGCAGGGTACGAACAAGAACTACATCAACAGTTGAAGGTTAAAGAAGATGATGTTGAATTTGTTATAGGCGGATATGAGGGAGTAGACATTGCAATTTTGCATAAATACTGTGGGATGGATTCTGTCGTTGCCTTCTTGATGTGGAAATATTGGTTGAAGAAGTTGGAAGAGACAGGTGCAGATGATGATGGGGTATGTTGGGGGACAGGAGTAAGCAGACTGGATTACTATCGAAATGTACTTCACCCCTGTATTATTACGTTACTCCGCATGCAGATCAATGGTTGTCATATTGACATTGATCGAGCACAGACAATTCAAGAGAAATTGGAAGCGGAAGTTGCTGTTGCTAAGAAAACTCTTTGGAACTTTTCAGCTATAAAGAAGTTTGAAAAGGAAAATGGGGAACTCAATCTCAACAGTTCCCGGCAAAAAGCAGAACTTCTTTTCAAGTTTCAACATCTGAAAGCGAAGAAATTTACCAAAGGGAAAGCTCCTGCTGTTGATGCTGAAACATTGAAACTCCTACATGATCCTCTTGCGGATGCGTTAATAAACTTCTCACAGTTAAGAAAGTTACAAACAACGTATTCTGGGGAGGCGTTGAAGGAATGGATTCGTGATGATGATCTTGTTCATTCAAGTTTCGGATTCTTTGCCGCTAATGGACGATTAACAAGTAGTAACCCTAATCTTCAGAATATCCCAAATCCGAAACTGAAGAAGGGCAAAGACTTTAACATACGATCTCTTTTTACTTCTCGTTTTGATGGTGGGGAAATTATATCGGCTGACTATAAGCAATTCGAGTTGCGAGTCTTTGCGATCTTTACAGAGTGTGAAATGCTCATGCGGGTTTTCCGTAAAGGAGGTGATCCTCACAGATTAGTTGCCGCAAAGATAAAGGGGTGTAAATTAGAAGAAGTTGCTGATGGTGAAAGAGAAGATGCAAAGAGGGTTAACTTCGGAGTTCTGTATGGCGAGGGTGCAGAAGGCTTAGATGAGCGACATGGAAAGGGTGTTCAATATTGGAGGGATTACATCACAGATTGGACAAAAGCTGTTCCTGAGATCATTGAATACCGAAAGATCATTAAGTTTGAACTGAGAACAAAGGGATTCATTGAAGCACCATCGGGAGCAAGACGTTATTTCCCTGATTACAGTCGGGCCAGCAAAAAAGATCAAGCAGGAATGGAAAGACAAGCAGGAAATCACCCTGTTGCCAATGCCGCTAATGTTATAAATCTTATAAGTGGAAATCGTGTCGTTGCTTATTTATTGAAGCATAATTATAGAACACTGCTGATCAACTTTATTCATGACTGTAACCTTTTTGACAATCACCCAAGTGACCCTGAAACGCTTTTCCTTCACATTAAATATATCATGGAACATCCAAACATACAATGGTTGACATTGCCAACCCCTGTTGACATATCTTGTGGTAAGTCATGGGGTGAAGCAGTAGAAATCTAAGGAGATCAAACTTATGAAAGTCTCGCTCGGAAGTGACTCCCATCCATCCGGTAAGGGTAAAAAGACAGCAAAGGATACTAAGCTGGATCGCACTGAACTCATGCAACAGGAACTCGATGACCTCAAAACAGCGTCAGGCGACTTCTATCAGTGGAAAGAAGGAAAGAATATGATTCGTATTCTTCCTCCTGTTGAAGGAACAAAACTTTGGTACTCTCGTGGGCACTATCACTATCGTATTGGCCCGGAAAGTCGTACAATTGCTTGTCCCAACAAGATCAATGGTGATAAATGTCCAATCTGTGAGAAGGCTGAAGACATGAAGAATAAAGGTACTGAGCGATCTAAGAAGATTGCAAAGCACCTTTACCCGAAAATTCGTATCTTTGCCAATGGTTATGTTATCGGAACTGGAACACGTGTTCTTGCTTTCGGTCGCAAAGTCTTTGAGAGCCTCTTGGGGTATTTCGTTGACCCTGAGTGGGATGACCTTGATGATATTGTAAAAGGCAGAAATATCAACATTCATCGTGAAGGATCGGGCTTGAACACGAAGTACGAAATTCGGCCCAATCCCAAAGCACGTCCATTGGAAGACATGGTGGATGATGTTGATGCGATCCTCGATGCTCGTAAGGATTTGCGGGACTATACGGAATGCTTGCCTTACGAAGATATTGAGGAACTTCTTGAAGCAACAGACCTTGATGCTTTGACAAAGAGCAACAAGCCGGAAAAGCAAGACTAATGATCAAAGTTCTCTTTCACACCAAAGAGAAACGCACACCAGAGCGGATTCTGGTTGTAGATGGCAATCCTCTTATCTACCGTGCGTTTGGAGTGCATGACACACTTTCCACGGATGGTAAGAAGACAGGTGGGTTGTATGGGATGGTCGAAATTCTGGTAAACTTGATAGACAGTTCTATACAACCCACCTCCGTTTACATTGTTTGGGATGATCAAACTCCTAATTGGAGGAGGAAAATTTGTTCTGAATACAAATCAGGACGGAGAGCAAAGACCCCTGAAGAGTTTGAACATAAAGCAGATATTAACAGACAGGTAACAGAGGGTGTTAAAATGATGAAACACCTCCCTGTTAGGCAGTGGCAGTGGCCGGGGTTGGAAGCTGATGACCTCGCATTTTGGATCACGCGAAGAATGTATGGGGGTATTGACCGTTATTTAAATGACAACATCATTCCACCTAACTTTACACTGGCTACCATAGACAGGGATTGGTTACAACTGGTTCGATGGGATGTTGATGTTTATTTAACTGATATTGATGAAACGGTGACTGTTGAAAACTTCAGAGATTTCGATTGCAAACAGAAACCGAGGGGGTTGTCTCTTGGAGATTTTGTAAGATACAAGTGTCTTATTGGTGATAGTAGCGACAGTTTACAGGGGATTCCTCAAATAGGCCCGAAAAGAGGACTGCCGATTATTTATGCTACCCAAAGTTATGACGATCTCATTGATGCTGATGATCGTATCTTAAAGAACTTTGAACTCATTGAACGAAACCAAATGCTAATGGACTTAGCACTTTTTCCCTATACAAAGGACTTGGATACTGCACTGTCCATTTCCCCATTGCCAACAGTTGATTATGACTGGCTGTATAAATTCTTTGTCAAGAATCGGTTTCTTAGCTTTATAGGTGAATGGGACAGACTGCAACGTATCTTTAATACTTTAAAAGTGTGAAATGACAACACTCCCTGCACAAACACATCCTGAGTTAAGAAAAGATGAACTCTTTCTCACGAACTCAAATGAGACAAACTACATGCCGATAAAGCGTATCTTTAACAGTGCGCGTATGGGTGTGATTGCATACAACGACAAAGGGGAGCATCTTCGGTATGATCTGGGACTTTTCCCTGTCTTCGTCAACAAATGGGACTTTGAACAAAATAAGGCACTCCTTGAAGAAAATCCTATTGCGTGGCAGTGGGAGAGCACATGGTAATAGGTTATGTATTAGACTCAGGTGAAGTGATCTGTGTTTCATGTTTTGAGGAGCTTGATGTTATAGAACGTGAAACTATTAACAGAGAGCCTATACACTCTGAAGACTCTACTAAAGCTATGGAACAAGCTGTCCGTGATGGAAAACAATATTTTATTACAGGTTTCTTTAAATGCAGGGATTGTGATACGTTTTTACGAACTGATATAGCTGTTATCTAATAATGCTTAACATTCATTCAATCTTTCTTCTTTACGAGGAAAAGGGATTTGTAGTTACACCGTTTCGTAACGGGTTTTGTTTATCCTCTACATCTTTACATATAGTAAGTGCTTATAATAATCGTAATACTAACAACGTAGAATCGGTTTCTTATTGTGTTTATAAAAGAGGAAGTGGGCTGTTGGGGTGCATTGAAAAGGCAACAAAGATTATTGATGACTTTGAAAAAGAATTAACCCTCTTATGAAAATACGAGGTATCGCAAATCCGTATGCACTGCAACCCTTTCTTAATCGTGTAATCCATGCAGATTGCTTAGAACTTCTACAAGAGTTTCCTGATGAATGTATAGATATTCTACTTACGGACATTCCTTATGGCATTTCTTACCAGTCAAACAGAAGAGTTAAAACAAAGAAGTTTAGAAAACTTCACGGTGATCGGGACATTGCTGAATGGTTCCCAGATTTCCTACACTGTGCCGTCAGGATACTTAAACCTCAAAGTAACTTCCTCTGCTTCTGCCACGCAAAGACCTTTGCTACCATCTACCCAATCATTTCAAATACAAGGGAGCTTCACTATCGCACCCTGCTCACTTGGGACAAAGAGTGGCATGGTTCTGGCGACCTTAAAGCTACTTGGTCTCCAACTACGGAGTTTATTCTTCACGCACAAAAAGGCAGACGGGCATTGTTTGGTGGACGCTCTCAAAATATTATTCGAGTTCAACGACTCGCAAGTACCCACTTGCAACACAGTACGCAGAAGCCTTTGTCGCTTCTCACACAACTCATCGAACCAACGACCCAACCCGGTGAAGTAGTTCTTGACCCTTTTTGTGGATCAGGGAGCACTTGTAAAGCGGCAAGTTTGTTGGGGAGACACTACATCGGTATTGAGATTGATTCGGACAATTATCGTGTTGCAGTAACCAATATGAAAAGTTTAAAGCATGAATGAACGTGTAATCATCTCCAAAGATCACTTCGACGATAGCACAGGTCTTCCCTATCGTATAGAAGGAGAGCGCGTTTATACTGCAATAGAGTTTTTATTGAACACTATTGAAGACAGAAGAGTGTTTCAAGAGATCAAACTTGCAATTTTGGTTACAAAGGTGTTTGGTGATCGAGATGGATTTCATATCTCTCTGTCTTTTCATGATAAAGAAATCCATGTTTTCTTAGATGCACAACCACCTGTGCAGTTTTGGGACAACCGAGGGGTATTAACAATGTCAGGACACTATATTGAGAACGCAATATTTCAACTGTGCGGAGTTAATCTGCCTGTCCCAATAAAGGTGTTGAAATATGAGTAACACACCCTCTCTTATTTGTCGTAACAATGTGGTAGGCCCACAGCCCTGTTCTGTAACTATTCCTCATAAAGGGGAGCAGATACTTGTTACTTCTTCAACCTATGAACAGTTGTTGGAGTTGACAATCCTTATTAAATCAGGAGCAATGGACATTTCTTTGGGTTTGGAAAAAGGAACCCCAAATATTCATATTCGGCACTGACTCATGCAAGAATTAAAGATATATACTTATGAGCTTCAAAACAAAGAAACAAAGATACGTGTGGGTGTTGTAGCTAAGGATAAAGAAACGTCGAAAAAATATCTTTACAAAAGTCTTTATTTCAATCCTCCTCTTCTTGGCATCTACAAGATAGAGTTTGTCGAAGAACGAAGTATGCAACCAGAAAATACGAAAATCACTTTTTGTTCCTCATCGGAGTTACGTGAAATACAACCTCCTGATAAAGTCAAAATATCCGTCATTGACGAAAATGATAGGGTCATCTGCTGGAGGGATGATAAAGAATGCGGCAGTTACTAAAGTAGCAAGAGAGCTGCTTACACAGATTGTTCCAATCAAGAAACCGACCTTTGAACGTTGCTACATCATTTATCAACTTTATTACTGTGGGGTAGCCAGAGATAAAGACAACATTTGGGCCTCTGTGGTCAAGATCACAAATGACGCATTGCAATGGATCGGAGTGATCCCAGAGGATAATGAGAAGACTGTTGAGTCTGTTGTAAGACCACAAATTAGGGTTAAAAGACGAAAAGATGTACGTGTTGAAATTTCGTTAATCTCTTACCCAAGTGATGTTGTTTTCAACACATTCATTGAAAGAATGGTAGGTTCCAACAGTCTGAATACTGCGAGAAGTAAATCACAGAAAATAAAAGTCGTTTTTCACAGGAGAGCCAAAAAGTGAGTAACCCAAGAAACAAAAGAATGCAGATACGCTTATCATATTCTCGCCACATGTATAATGTTGCAAGTGTTCGCAGAGCGTATGTAAGCAGAGCGAGATGGAACCATTGGTGGGCAAGTAAGACAAGAGAAGAAAAGATTGCTTTTAACAAGAAGAACAAAGCAGGCGGGACAATCTGGGAACTTGTGAGAAGCGCAATTTCTTTGTTTCAACGGGAAGAGAAGCCACAACGTAAAAGTGTTGCTAAACAAAAGAGAGTATAAAAATGGCTCTCATCAACATTAAACAGTGTGCAATAGACAAAACCCTTGTTAAGCGCACTGATCTTCTTGAAACAATCCAAGCAGACGGATTCTTCAAGTCTCGTCATAATTCAAATACTTATCATAATGTAAAGTTTGCAGATATTAGTCATGAAGAGTGGTGTATAAAAGATACTGAAGCTTTCCACATTCCGGGGGGATCAGCATATCGTGATATGACTATACTTTTAATAAAGGAATCCGAAGAAGAGTTCATTCTTCTTAAAAGAAAAGTAACAACACTTCTGGATACCAAAGTTGTGCCTTTTGGAAGTGAGACAAGTGAAGTCATACAAAGGCTGATTGCCTTAATTGACACTCATGAAGCAAGATGGAATTGCCTAATAGAAAACAGCAATCTTGAGCTTACTCCTTGTGTAAGTCCGGGTTGGGTTTTGTGGCATGAAAATTCAAGAGAAATTATGGGGAGTGGAAAGACACCACAAGAAGCAGTTGATAATGCTCTTAAGGAGAAAGAGAGTGCTCACAGATGAGTAATGCACAAGAATTTCTTGATACAATTAACAGCATCTTTCCAAAATTGCAACCTACAATTGAAGAAATTGAGGACTGTCTTCCTGTTCATGGCTCTCATGACTGTCTATTGGGAAATCTTGTAGGTGCAATCACTCGTCATAGAAGACTTAAAAAGTTGCGTGAAATGCAACCAAAGAGAAGAAGGGAAGTAGCAAGTTGTGCTCCTGATCTCACTCAATGTGGTCATTGGAATCATGTGGGCATGTCACAGAAAGCAAGAACAACAAGAGATGAACGTTCTTACTAAGAGCTATGGCGAAACGGAACCTACAACGTTTACGAAAAAAGCATCTTCCCTTCTATGAGAAAATGACTCAAAAAGAGTTTGAAGAGTGGCTTGAAGAGGAGGTAGTTCGTAGACAAAGAACTGAGTTGATCACATCTGATCTCATTGGAGGGATCGCTCGTGTAATTCGACCTATCATCATGTTGACTTGTAAGAGTTACAAGGTTCCCGAAGCATTTGATGACCTTTTACATGACATTATTATTAAGCTGGCAGAGAAGGATACAAGACAATGGAATCCTTTTCGTGGCAGGGTAACTTACTTCTTAGCATTTCGTGCCTTGTGGGGGTCAATCGCTTTTGTGAGAAACTACATTCCCTTAGACAGGGATGACCCTGATCTCATTGAAGCACTGCCTGTAGACCCACAATTCATTGTTGAAGACTTTCTTCATGCTGACTTGAAAAGTCTTCCGTGGGCTTTCGACTCCAATATTTGTGTGTTTATTGCAATGCAAGTACTTGTAGGTGTTAAAAGAAAACGAGTTATTACGCTGTTACGGAAAACGTTTTTCAAGAAGTCAGAAGACCGCCCTTTAGCAATAAACGTCTATGAACATGTCATTGCCCTGCTACGGCTTGAACTATCATCCAGAATGGAGCGTTATGAACTGGTTGGAGATACTGAAACAACACTGGTCGGGTGATCTCATACTGTTGTTTCACAGAGCCTTTGGCACAGTTGCAACTAAGAAATTCATTGATCTTTTTGGGGGACTGACTTTTAGAGTCCCCACATGGACAGAGATAAACAGGAAATCGCAAGAGGAGTTATACGGGGGTGAAAAAGAAACCACGAAAGAAGACTATGATGAATAACCAACAAGAAGAATCATTCGACGACGAAATCAAACATATACCAGAGTGTATTGAAGATTATAACAATTTTCTGCACTGTGACGATATTTGGGAATGTAAATGTGGGTATGATGAACGACTGCACAGTCGAATCAAAACACTTACTGCTGATCTTGCAGAGATGACTTTGAGGGCTTCCTTTAATCGAAGTTGTGCATTGTGCGGGGAGATATGGACACAAGAGGCAGAAGATCGTGCAGGAATACTTGCAAAAAGATGTAATAATGAACTCACATCAACGTAGAGTAGCTGTGCGTAGTCCAAGTGGTAAATATCGCAAGAATGGAAAATTTGTACGTTGTTGGGAGAGATGGATATTGAGACTCCCTTTTTCTACTCCAAGATCAGTTACATGTAAACCAAAAATAACATGACACGCATTCCCGATACAACTGTAAAACGTTTTAAGATAACTCGTGAGGGAATCACTCTTGCAGTTATTAAAAGCACGAGTACACACGAAGCACAACGCGATGCAGAACAAGCTTATGGGCCAATGGCACGTGTTGTGGAATTAGGCCCGGATGAGCCTGAAGTTACCGCTATCGAACAGATGCAGAACAGAACACTAATGGTTGTTCCGTCTTATAAAATTGCCACGATTGAAATCCTTGATCCTAATTGGGAATGTTCAAAAGGAAGTGAACAACATGAGACACCTCAAATGCAGTTAACCATGTGGTTAGATAATCATTTGGGAATCTGTGTCGTTAGTTACACACTTAGAACTTCGGAAAGTTATTCACGTCCTTTCACCTCGTATTGGGAAGTTCTGTACTATGATCTTGTGGAAATGCCAACTGTCAAAACGATAGACGAAGTATTTGACAAACTGAAGAGAGACATGTCAGAACAGATAGACTTCTTCTATGAACTTCTTCACACATATACAAGCAATGAGTTGTTGATCGCTTATGCGGAGTCTCTTAGTTGTGAAATCAATGTGTTAAGCGATCCTGTCAGAACACGATACTCTGTTATTCAGGCAATTCGACGTAAGAAAGGATGGATATAATAAAATAATGTGTAACCAGAAATTTGTCCGTTTCTGGTGTCAAGGCTTTCCAGACAGGACATAAAGAAAGGAGGTGATATTCCGTGTTAGTATACTTGAAACCACCGTAGTAACGGAAACAGTGTGACCTTCAACTGAAGAAAAAGGTGTTGTAGACATAATAATTAGCACTCGTCTCACAGCAAAAGCCCTCGCCGTTGTTCTTTGGAGGGCTTTTCTGTTTATGAGAATTACAACCCATGAAATGCAGAATGGGAGACACTCATAGAGAAACATCAACCCATACAGTGCAGAAAGGGAGACTGTGAGATTTTGTGATACCCTCCATGTCACTGTGCGCGATCTTCATACAATTTTGCTACCCTCCAGAGAGTTTGATAGACTTCAAAGCACTTCTCTAAGGTCTTAACTTTATTTATCACTTACGAAAGGGAACAACAGAAAAAATATTGTTGACAGAAATAAAACACCTCTTGACTTTCGGTTATTCCTGTTGTATATTAAGGCAGTGATTGAAACAACACAAACACGAAAGAGAGAGAACAATGTTTATTAACGTGATTCCTTGCTGGCCCTTTAATCTCTTAAATGAGAAGACAAAGGAAAAAGTACTCAATGAGTACGGAAGTTGTAAAGTTGAAGACTCCTTTTGGTATGAGTCGGAACTTAATAACTACAAAGATGATCTTGCCTCTGTGGGTTTTCTTGACTGTGAGATATTTTTCGAGTTAAACCCGAATGACTGTGTTTTCAAATGTGGAAGCATTGACCTCAAAGCAATGCGAACAGTTGAGAAAGCTACTGACTTTGTGAATCATGATGGAAAACATTCTATCATTGACAGAGTTAACGAAAAACTCTCTCAAGTTCAAAAGCTTCTAAATAATCCAAGAATGATCGAAGCCGTAGACTCCGGCAATGACGAGGCCTCTGTTACTTATCATTCAAACAGAAACTCAGGAAGTGCAGAGATTTCTTTTGAGTGCAGTCTGCCCGACAGTATTGAAGAGGACGAGTCCGAAAAAGAGAAGTTTCTTATTTTAGTGGCGCAAACTGAAGAGGCTCTTGAAGAACTGCGTTCATTATACTGTGAGTTGTTCATGCACTATCTGAGTGAGAACTACGATTATCTCACAAGTGAAGCTTCACTCTTGGAGCATTTTGAAGCTAACGAGTGGTTGTTCGATTCTTACGGGAAAATCAATCAAGTGACTCCCTACAAAATGAATCATGATTTCTTTGATCTCATGAGTGAGAATGAAGTCACACAAGACGAATGGGAACATTTAGAGCAGTTCATTCTCTTGCCAGAAGAGTCAGAACTTGACCTTGACAAGGTTGAAACTGCTATAAACAACCTCCGCAGAAATAAGCAGTGTGACTTTTTCCTCGTTGCTTTGGATGAGACTGAATACGTTGTTAAGGACTTTTTGAAAGAGTTCAAAATCGAAAGCATTTCTTGTGTATCACTTCTTGACAAATCTGAAGAGACTCATTTGTGTGAAGTTACTCCCTCTTATTGTTTGCATCCTGTTTACTATGCGATAAAAATGTGTGAAGGTGCAAGTGAAGAAGATCGTGAAAAGGCAAAAATGGCAGTTGATAGAGATGCAAGTTTTGACCTCACTGAAGTGTCTTATACCCATTGTTCTGATCTTCTCAAGATACTCTCCAAAGAAACGAAAGAGGGGAAAGAGAGAAATGTGTACCACTGGAGTGCAGAGAATGAATGGGATGATCTTACAGCCAGTTACGAGGAGTTCTTTGAGTATACGTTAAACGACTGCCGCACCTCTCAGTATCTCTAAAGGAGGTGAAGTATGTCAACTCTTTGGAGTCTTCTAAGAAGTCTCATGCACAATTATGATGATGGAATGAGATACAAGATCAAGAGAAAGGATACTCGTAAGAGAGTCGGTCGAAAGAAAAGCAGGAAACGAAAAATTTTCACACTGAAACACTGAGATAGGTAACTCTCTCCCTGTCGAAGTCGTAACAAGCCCTCTAACGCATTGTTTGGAGGGCTTTGTGTTGTGTGCTTAAAAGATCAATCCAAACAGTGCAGAAGCCCTTAAACACGATTTGAGATATACTAACCCATATAGTGCAGAAGCCCTGAGATTTTGTCGGCTATATGGAGAGATTTTCAAGTCACTTGTGAAAGTCGTAACAAGACAATAACTCTATAACAGGATATTGTTATCTTGTTAGTTGTAAGTGTAAAAAGCATTTACTGAACTTACGAAAAGCCGTGTTTCAACTGTTGAAATTAGGCACGTTTTTTGCTCACTATAAAAATAAATGCCTGTTGAGTGTCTACTCACTTGACAACTCAATAAAAATTGATTATCTTATGACTGTCGAAACAATGCAGGAGGTTCTTATGAGTTTTCTAAGATTATTAGGCTTTTCAATTCAAGGAAAGCATACAGACTCCCGAAAGAGACAGAGTTACTCTTTTGAGGGTAGTAAGAAGATACATCCTAAGAAATACTCAAGCAATCGGGTTAAAACTGTTAGAAGTAATAAAAAGAGTGTCTTTACTCTTTCCGCTTTTTAGGTCAAAATAACAATTCAGACATGGAGAATCAAAAATGACGTGGCAAGAAATCAAAAAAATTCATACTTGGTTGCCTGAAACAAGCGAGAACTGGCATCAGCACGAAAATGGAGGTGGTTGGGTAGAAAACTCAACACATGTAGCTTTCTCCGCACGGGTGTACAGTAAAGCACTGGTGTACGGTGAAGCACTGGTGTGCGGTGAAGCACTGGTGTGCGGTGAAGCACTGGTGTGCGGTGAAGCACGGGTGTACGGTGAAGCACAGGTGTGCGGTAAAGCACGGGTGTACGGTGAAGCACAGGTGTACGGTGAAGCACAGGTGTACGGTGAAGCACTGGTGTGCGGTGAAGCACAGGTGTGCGGTAAAGCACGGGTGTACGGTGAAGCACAGGTGTGCGGTAAAGCACGGGTGTACGGTGAAGCACAGGTGTACGGTGAAGCACTGGTGTACGGTGAAGCACTGGTGTGCGGTGAAGCACAGGTGTACGGTGAAGCACTGGTGTGCGGTGAAGCACAGGTGTACGGTGAAGCACAGGTGTGCGGTAAAGCACAGGTGTACGGTGAAATAAGTAAAACTCCTCCACAAGTTATCTTTCTTCCGTTTTGTGTTTGTCAATGCAGTAAAAATGAGGTTGCTGTAGGTTGTCAACACGGGACTCTTGACTGGTGGTTAGCAAATGGTAGAACAGTTGCAACTCAATATAATATCAGTGAATCAGATATGCTTATTTATGAGAAACTCATCCGTTTCTGTTTTGATCTTATGAAAGAGGAGGAGGTTAGTGCATAAACTACTCCGCTGGAAAAAGCAAGGGAGTAACTCTCTGCCGAGAGCAAAACCGATACGAAAACGAAAACGGAAAAGCAGGAAAAAACGTTTCTCACTTTGGGAACTCTTAACAAGATCATAACACAAAAAAGGATACTCTTCTCATGGGATTTTCACACTCAAACCCTCTCTCCCTTGCCACATGCATAACTCTTTTAGGCAAGAAAGACAGTAAAAAACTCTGTAACAATACTTATCTCATGAATAAATCTCAAGACAAGTATTTTGAGTTTGCTGTTTTGCTCCATTCAACTCGTATCATGACTCTCTCTCGGAGTCTGCTTACAATCAATACGGGAGGCTTTCACACTAAAACCACAAAGGAGAGGCTTTCTTGGTTCTTGCCTTGTGGCTTTAGCATTTTCTCAGAGAGAGGAGTTTGGTATCTTGTTTATTCTTCTCTAACTGATGGAGGCTTTTACTCTAACCCGAATGCTTATCGTATCCTTGCCAAGATTGAAAGCACTCCTCTCGCTATCCCACTTGTCAAAAACACCTCCTTAGAGGATGCACTGCCAAAGAATCTCTCTCACTATCCTTCTTGGGATAAATGGCAAACTGAGAGAAAAGCAAACGTGAAAGAGACAAGAGCACTCTTGCGGAAAGTCAAACTCTTTATTGCAGAATATCTCAAGAGGCTTTATGCTGGAGAGATACTGCCTCCAAAGAAAAACGACATTTCTTGCTATTCTGCAAAGGAACTCCTTGAGAATTTCGACTACTCTCCTCACTTGCTTTTGAAAGCGACAGAAAGCGGAGTTAGTCAATATGTGAGAGATACTGTTTATCTGTGGCAAAATGGGCAGAGTATCTCTGACAATTGGCAACTCGAAAACATCCTCTATCGCTATATGAAGAGAGATTTAGGTTTGCAATCCTAAAACTCCTCTTGTATAGCTCAAGACAAACAAACAAAATAAAAGGACTGTTATGAAACTCAGAACATATAAACACTGGAAGAGAGTTAACGACTCCAGACTCATGAGGCAATATCTCTCCTTGACTGCTTACCCGTCAAAGATTGACTCCAACCTCACAAAGAAACGGATTTTTGATCTTGAGATCTCTGCGGGAACTGAGGACTCAATCGAAGTTTACAAGGTTGTAAGTATGTCCGTTTTCGTTTCCCGTGTCTTTTTCTGTGTGTTCTCGTACAACATACATTACAATTATGCAGGAGTGCAATTGTTCGACTCCAAAGGTCAAGAATGCTGGAATGTCTTTGTGCAAGGCAGAGAGAATCTCATAGAAGCATTAGGCAAGGAGGAGTTTGACCTAATGCCTATTACAATTGCGGCAAAACTCCTCTCTTCTTGTGACTTTTCCCATGAAGTCTCTTTCAATGTAGGTTAAGGAGTTTAACAAAATGAAACGTTATCACGCTTTATTTAATCGTTTTCAACTCATAATGACTCTTTGTGAGGCAAAAGAATGCTCGCATATAGGAGATTGCGAAAAGGATGTTAGAGCACTTCTTAGCACTCCAGAAATGCAAAAGCAATTCAGTAAACTTGCGGTTAATGATATTAGACAGGAGTTGCAAGAGTATGGAGCATGGACTGTAGAAGAGTTAAAGGACGTTGAAATGAATCAAGTAAGATTGCTATGGATTGCCGCTTGTAACATTTGGGAAGAATACTTTGAAGCTCAAGAGCACTAATTCATACAAATAACATCAAGTCACTTATACAAGTATCTTACAACAGAAAGCCTCTCCAATTATCGGGGAGGTTTTCTTGTCTCTACCACCTCGTAACACTGCCTGTTTTTGCCACTTCTTTTGACCTCTCCAGCGTTTTTTCCCTATTTCCCGTATCAGTTAACCTTTCCCCTTTCCTCGTCGTTAGAAAGCTTTCCTCATACTTCCTTTTTCTTTGCCATTTCTACCACTTCCTACGGTCTTGCAAGCCTCTTGCGTAAGATAGGCTTAAAGTACCTTGCGCAACAGTCTTTAAGTCACTTACACAAGGTAGTTAAAGCTAATTACGCGAAATAACAGCAATAGACAAAGCCTCATGATAGAGTAGTACTGTCCTCTCAAGATCCTTGTAAGCTACTTGCAATGGGTTATACAACAGGCTTAAAGCCATTTGCGCCCACGAGTGAAGCAATTTACGTATTTAATTACGAAACACAAAGAGGCCTTTAACCCAGTATTGTCTCGGAGCGAGAATCATGCTATCAGTGAGAGTAGGAAAGTACGTTATATTGAATCAAAGACGAGAGGCTAATAGGGCTTTAACGTTTGCAATGAATAATAGCCTTTATAGATCAGTATTAAAGGTAGTAGACAAGAGACAGAGGAAGATTGATATAAGCATGAGACAGAGTAGGGAAGACATTAAGCATTGTGTGGAGGAGAGAAGAGGCAGTAGGGAGGACACTCACACTCTATGCCTCCTCGATTCTACCCATAGCACTACTCAGGACGTGTCATTCCCTACTGTCCTGTCGCGTAAGTCACTTGACTCTTGCAACACTTACAACAACACAAGGGCTAAGGTCGTTGGGAATGGTAGTGAGGTAAAAACGCAACAAACCCCCCCTACCCGGCTCAGTACCCACCACGCCTGTTTTGTAAAATTTTTGCACAATGGCGAAATTCAGGTATCCCGTTATTTTCGACATTTACTGTTTATCGCAGTTCACTTAGCGACATTTCGTGAAAATGACGAAATTGTTGTCCTTTACCGTGAAACCTTCTCGTCAGAAGTTAGCAATGCGATAATCGAAAACGTGAAAAAGTGGATGGCAAAACTGGCGGCAGATGAGGGAATGGAACTCCACGGTCGGGCAAAGCGATGGTTGGAAATCTTTCAGAACTACAAAGAAGTCCGTGGACGATACTTGAAAGCAATTCAGGATGAACCTCTCGTCTACTCGGCCAACCGCATTCGGGAATACGCTAAACTCTATCGTGAAATCAAACCAGTGCCCGATAAAGTATTGATTGTTCGTGATCACATTCTCGATGATGACGGGGAACCAACTTTCAGCGAACATGGCAAAGCCCTGATGAAAGAAACCTACTCCGTGGTCTTCCGCAAGGATCATGGCGCGGCAATGGAAGCGTTGAAGCACATTGCTGTTGAAAGTGGTGGGTATGTCGAAAACAAGCACACACAGATTACCGTCAAACAGGTGATCGAGCATTTCAGAAAAGAGCGTGGCCTCCCTGTGGATGATAACCCGGAAGATGTGGCGTTTGAAGAAATGCAACAAGATGGTCATGGGTTAAGTGAAGCAACACAAGTGCGGATAGCTCTTCCCTCGCCTGTAAATCTTGAAACTGATAATGTTGAGGTGTAGAAATGGTTATTGATCTTTTAGGAACTCAAGATAACCCTGTCGCTTTTGGACACAATTAAGCCATTGTGGGGACTAAATACTTCATAACAGACGATCTTGACGTTTCCGCAGTACAAGGATACTTCACAAGAATTACGGATGTTGTTGGAACAGTCGAATTGCAGTTGGAGTTGCAGACAACGAATGCTGAAAACCCAGTTGAAACGGATTGGGTAGAGTGGTTGAGCGAGAAAGTGACGTACCGGGAAGCCGGAGGGCATCATTTTGGAGACTTGTTGGAAGCGACAACTGCAATGCCCTGCAAGTATGTTCGTTGCCTGATGCACCAGAAAACAAGTAGTGGAACCTGTAAAGTATGGGTATCTGTGCAGAAAGTGTAATCCGGTTATGAAAGTTATAGGTGCGATCCTCAAAGTCTTTGGAATCATTATCATCATCGTCTTGCTGAAAGCTTGCTCATGAAAAAGATTCTGATTATTATAAGTATATCTGTTGCAGTTACAGGAATTGCTTTACTCCTGTTTCTGAAATACGGATTATCCTCTCTCCTCTTTGAATAGAAAGGTTCTCTCATGTCAGTCATAAACATTCCTGATGTAGACTTGTCCGCAAACTTCTTTCCGAATGTTAACAATATTGGAACACGATACATCCGATCTTCAAGAGCGGTCAAAGCGATCCGTGTAACCAGTGCAGAATCATTGACTCAGATGACTATTTCACCCTGTCGAATGAATTGTTCACACTCTTGTTTGAGTTACCCCCCGCATAAGATAAGGAAAAGGAGTTTCTAAAGTGAAAAACATTCTTGTATTTATCCTGTTGGCAGTGTTGGTAATTGTGACTGCTGTTGCATCCAACACAACTCCAAAAGCATTACCGCCAGTGGATTGTGACAGCTTGGTGGTAACATGGTTGCAAGTGGACACTCTGGTTATTATGGATACGATCAAAGTGGTCGTTCATGATACTGTGACTACAACGATCTATGATACCGCTATTGTTCCTTGCAATCTGTGGAACATTGAGTACATGATTACCGGATATGACCCTTATGCGTGGCCGCCGGACACTTCAGCATGGAAAGCAGAGATGTGGCTTTACGATCCTGTAACAATGACGGGAGCAGGATGGGTAGCACAAATGAGATGTGTCGGGCAGTCTGGAGAAAATCGTATATTTGAAATTGATACTACCAGTTTTCCTCCACAGAACATTTGGCATGGGGGAATTGGTGCAAAGGAGTTGTTTAGACGGCTTGACAGTCTTTCAACACCTTAAGTATCTCTTTTTTGATTTTCTAAGGAGTTTCAAAATGCCTATATTTAAGTGCCCGTGGTGTAATGCTATTATGCAGACTGGTGACAAACACAACTGCCCAAAAGCACCAAGAGCGGAAAAGATATTCAATCTGTTGAACCTTGAGGGGAACTGTTTTGCCGCCTGCTTGCAGTACATCACAAAACTTCCAATGGAAGAATTGATGATCGTTGTTTATGGCCGGGATGGTGTTCCTGATGCTTGGTGGGAAGACACTGTGACATATCTTAATGGAAAAGGGTATCATGCGTTATTCTTTCCTATTAAAGAAGTACCAGAAATGTTTGAGTACATCAAACAAAACGATGACTACTACATTCTGGCCGGGAAGTCGGCAGAACACCCAGAAAGAGGGCATGCAGTTGTAGGGATTCATGACAACTTGGTGTTCGCAGAGGAAACAGAGATTCTTGAGCCTAAAGTCGCTTGGGTGTTGTTGAAAATGGAAACAAGAGACAGTTCTGATTGTCCTGTTTGCAATCTTCAAAGGGATGTTGACAAAAAACTATTGGATGTGACGGAATCATAAGGAATGCCGAGGAGATCAACAGAAAGCAATCTTTAGCCTGTATGCGGACAGGCGTGTGAGTACCGGGGATGTGTAGGTTTCTGAAACTCCTCACTACATACCCCGGCTCACTCTGGAAACAACATGAAGCTTGGAATTATCATAACATGTAATGATCGCATTGGGTATCTTCCGCACTTACTGTGGCTGATTCAAAAGTACAAGTCCTTTGAAGCGAAAACAGTTGTTTGTTGTAACGGCCCAAAAAATCCCTACAGCAACATTCACGTTTCTAATCAAGGATTAAATGAGGGGGATATTGATCTCACGCTTCGTGGATACCGTGTTCTGCAAGAGGATTTGATAATAAAACTGTCGGCAGACTCATGGTTGCTTGACGAACACCGGATTCTTCACATTTTCAACAGACTATACTCAGAGACTTGTGGATATGGTGGGAATTACTGGATCAATGATACAACACTCTCTTCGGACATCTTCTTTTTGAATAGAAAAAATTACGATCTGTTAGAAGAGATTGAACATACAGTGGGAACTTTTGAAGAACGTTTGTTTGCAGTGTTCAAAGACGTAAAATACATTATACCGCAACGAGAACCTGTTCACCCGAATAATCGTCATAGATGTGATCGTCTTGGTTGGGTTATGGAACATACACTCGATTTGAACCTTGAATTTCAAAGGAACTATAACAATGCAGTATGAAATGCGTCCTGAAGGGTATCTTAGAGACGGCTTCAAGAGACTCTTGCGTTTTCTGAAACAACACAGACCTGATGCTGAGTTTATTGTTGAAATTGGTTCCTATACAGGTGAAACAGCCGTGATGCTTGCAGAAGAGTTTCAAAATGCTCTGATCACTTGTGTAGACAACTGGAAAGGTGGTTACTGTGTTGATGAACGTACAACTCCTGAAATCATGGGGAGTGTTGAACAAGCATTCGATGCGCGAACAAAGAGTGTGCTCAATATATTAAAGGTAAAAGGGGATTCCATAAGTATTGCACAAGAGGTGTCGGAAAAGGCGTATGACATCATTTATATTGATGCAGATCACAGCTATGAAGCTGTTCTTTCCGATATTCGTAACTGGCAACCAAAGCTTTCCATAGGTGGGATACTCTGTGGTCATGATTATGACCCATCAAACCCCGGAGTCATGAAAGCCGTGGATGAGTGTTTTAAAGGAGTTTCAACAATTCACACATTTGAGGATAACTCATGGGCAATCCTGAATTGATTCTCTGTACTGCAATCAATGAAACGTATGCAGAACGCGCCCTGCCTTATTTAAACTCCATAAATAAGAATGGGAACTTTGATCGTCAAGTTTGTGTTCTCGTAGCTACAGGAAGCGGTGACTTCTCTTGCATCAAAGAAGATGCGTTTGAGAATATCGAATTTGTAGAGTTGCCACTGTCTGAGAAGGTACACCCGAATAGCAACGGATGTATCCAACACGGAGACTTCTTAGAAGCACTTCCTTTGGTGGATGCTGATGACATTATTGTTTTCACTGATGCAGACATGCTTCTTCAACGGAGTTTGTCCGATCATGAAATTGATTTTCTTCAGAACTTGCAAGAGTCACAAGTGTGTGTTTCCTATAACTGGAGTAAAGAAGAAACACTCATCCACGAGGCGGCCAAACTTGGAGGGATTCGGGATGAGGCAAAAGCACGTGAATTTTTTGGGGATTCTTGGAGTAACATGCTGATCTTCAATGTGGGTGTTCTCGTTGCCAGACAGTGTGATATTGAGAGACTGAGAACAATATATAATGAGTGCATCGGAAACTTTCTTCCTGTGTTTTCACATGTGGCAAGACAACAGTTTCTCATGTCACTCATTCTGCAAGTTGAAAAACACGGATTCACTCCACGGATTCTTCCAAATAGTTTTCACAGTCATGGACACAGGCATCCACGAGAACCTCTGTGTTGTTTTCATTATGAGACTCCTGATGGGAAACTGTGTGACTTCAATGACCCAGAAAATATTCTGTTCGTAGATGAGCCAGATTGGAAACCTGAAGCAGTGTTGTTCCGACATGCATTATGATTTCTGTATTGTAGGTGCAGGACTCTTTGGGTCTACATTTGCTTATCAAGCGTCTAAGGACAATAAGAAGTGTCTTGTCTTAGAACGAAGAGGACACATTGCGGGGAATTGTTATGATGAGAGCCGTGACGGAATTTCGATGTGCTTATACGGGCCGCACATATTTCATACTGCATCGAAACGTGTTTGGGATTTCATAACACAGTTCTCAGATTTTAATCATTATCGTGCAGGAACATTCTCCAGAGTTGGGGATAGATTATTTTCATTTCCTGTAAACCTTATGACACTTCACCAACTTTGGGGAGTTAAAACACCGGGGGAAGCAAAAGCACGATTGGAAATAGAGTGTGTTCCAATTAAACATCCGAGAAACTTTGAAGAAATGTGTCTATCTCTTGTTGGACATGAGATATATGAAACTTTCTTCAAAGGGTACACTGAAAAACAATGGGGAGTCCCGGCAACAGAGGTTCCAGCAAGAATCGCACAGAGACTCCCGTATCGGACAACTTTTGACAATAACTACTTTAATGACGCATATCAGGGGATTCCTGTTTTAGGGTATACACACATTGTTGAAGAACTCTTAACGAATGTTGACCTTCAGTGTAAGGTTGACTTTCTGCAAGCAAAAGATTATTGGATGCGTCGTTGTAATGTTGTGATTTTTACAGGGTGTATTGATGAGTTCTTTGGTTACTATTTTGGGGAGTTGAAATACAGGTCATTGAAATTTGAACATGAGAAACTTCCAACACAAGATTTTCAGGGATGTGCCGCCGTACATTATCCTTGTGCAGACACCCCCTTTACACGGATCATTGAACACAAACATTATACTTTTGGAATACAACCTCTTTCATGGATCACACGTGAATACCCTGATTCATGGGAAAGAGGAAAAGACCCTTTCTATCCTGTAAGCGATGCTGTGAGCATGGATAGATTAAGAAAGTATCAACAGTTGGCAAAAGAACACTTCCCGAATGTTGTGTTTGGTGGTCGGCTTGGTTCCTATCAGTATTATAATATGGATCAAGTTGTTGCTTCAGCATTAGCTACTTATGAGAAATTTAAATGTTAAACTTACCTGATGTTCAATTAGTGACTGTTCGTGGTGGTGGGCATCCACCAGAGTACTTTCTCAAAGCATTGATGTACTCTATGAGAGGAATTGAATTTGGTGATGTTCTGTTTCTCACAAGTTCTTCTTGTGGAATCCCCTACAAGATGGAAAAGAAGATTCGAGTACATACAATACCAGAGTTCAATATTGAGGGGTACAACAAGTTCATGATGAAAGAACTTTGGAAATACGTCAGTTTACGTCATTGTTTAGTTATTCAATCTGATGGTTTCGTTCTCCACCCTGAATGTTGGGCAGACGATTTTCTGCTTTACGACTATATAGGTGCAGTATGGGGTGAAAATGATATGTGGCCGGGGAGAGTTGTTGGAAATGGAGGTTTCAGTTTGAGAAGTAGAAATCTTATCAATCAATGCTCACAATTCTCTGACCCTATAAATGACAATGAGGATCATATAATTTGTCGTACTCATAGAGGTTGGTTTACAGAACGAAGAATCAGATTTGCAGAGCCAGAGGTAGCCAATCTCTTTTCTTGGGAAGATAATGACCCCGGACACCCAACATTTGGGTTTCATTCATTTCGACAGAAAGAATATTTAGCACAGGTGCTTGTAACACAGCAAATATGATGGGTACTCCTGCTGTAGACATGGTTCCAAGAGTAAGTAGTGACGATCTCAGAGCAGAGGTTGTTCGTAAGACCTTTAACAATGAACGCTACTTTCTTGAAACCTTTGTAAGCATCAAAACACAGTCACTTGGTATTCAGCCATTTATCTTTAGACCTGTTCAAGCAGACTTCTATAAGAAACGTACCTACCGGGATATTGTTCTGAAGTCAAGACGGCACGGAATGTCCACATTGATTATGGGGATTGGTTTAGCGAGGGTATTGACACGTGAGGGATACCGTGTATTGATTGTGTGTCATGAGCCTGAAGCGGCAACAACTATGTTTGAAGACTTGAAAGTAATGTTCAATAGTCTTCCAAAATGGTTGCAACCAAAAGTGGGTTTGGACAATCAAAGGGAACTCACCTTTCCTGATCTTGGAAGTTCACGTATATCTATCACAACGGCAGGGAAAGACATTGCAAGCGCACAGGGGTTAGGGCGTTCAGGAAACGTAAACTTCCTTCACTGTTCAGAATTTGCTTTTTGGCCCTTGCCTAAAATGTCCATGACCGCTGTTATGCAGTGTGTGCCTTTGGACGGTGAGGTTGTTATTGAATCAACCGCATTAGGGTATAATCAATTTCAACAATTGTGGGCACAGTCAGTAAGAGGAGAGGGAAACTACAAAATACACTTCTATGGTTGGAACAAAGACCCAAATTGCCAAATTCCTTTGTTTCCAAGAGAAGAAGAAGTGTTGCGGAGTGAGGATCATCCGAAACGACTTACTGATACTGAAAAGTCATTGATACAAAAATACGATTTGCCGCTTGAGAGAATAAAGTGGCGCAGATGGAAAATCAATGACATGGCCGACCCTGAGAAATTCCCACAAGAATTTCCAATCAATGCGGATGAGTGTTTTCTTCAGTCGGGGAGGCCACGATTTAATCAAACGGTTATTAAAGCTATGTTGGATAGCACAAGACTTCCTGCACTTCCAACATGGCCGGATGGAAATCCTGTACCACACGGTTTTAGACTTTTTATTCCACCAAGACCGGGATTATCTTGTTGTGCCGGAGCAGACTGTGCAGAGGGGTTGTTAAAAGGGGATAATGATAGCATCACGCTTCTTGATCGTGAAACAGGAGAGGAAGTGCTTCATGTTTGGGGGAAGCTTGGAACAGACTTAGTTACGAAGTATATCATCCTCATTCATTATATGTATAAGAGTGAGGTGTTTTGGGGGATTGAAAGAAATGCACACGGACAAACAGTGCTTTCAAATCTATTAACACATGAAGGCTTTCCTTCACGATATATTTATCACTATGCAGATTGGGATGACGCTTTTCAAAGACTGTCTCAACGTCCGGGTTGGTATACCAGTACGAAGAGCCGACCTATTCTAATTGATGAATATGCGAGCGCAGTAAACAGAAGACATGTGCGCCTTCATGACGCTGATAAATTGCGAGAACACCTTACCTTTGTTGTTGGTGACAGTGGAAAAGCAGAAGCACAACAAGGTGCAAATGATGACAGTGTTCTAAGTACAGCAATTGCTTGGCAAATGAGGAAACACGAGCCATTTACCCAAAGAGGTTGGTAACATGAAACACAGAACTCACCCGCTTTTTAACTCAAACAATGAACTGTGGAAGTTCTACATGGACTCCTTCATTGGTGGTGATTTCTATGTTGGGCAAGGGTATCTCCATCAACACAGATTTGAAAGCACGGCAGACTATAGAAAGAGAATCAAACGGGCATATTACCTGAATTATGTAGAGCCTGTTGTGTCAATTACAAGTAAGTATGTTTGTGGTACGTCACTTTCGAGAAAACCAAGTACAGAGGGAAAAGATTTCTTTGAAAGCAAGTTTTCACTTGACTGTGATGGACAGGGAACAAGGCTTCCGATGTTCATACGGACAGTCTGTGACCAATCAAGCATCTATGGGGTAACAGGTGTTTTGGTTGACGGTCTTATCTATGATAAAGAGAGCATCCCTGAAACACCTACAGCAATCGTAGATGAGAAAAACCCACCAAAATTACGGATTATCCAACCAACAAAACTGTTGGACTGGTCGGTAAATAGAGATGGGAAATTCAATTGGATTCTTCTTACTTATGTAACTCTTGAGGACAATGACCCTGAGAAGAATCGTGGGGAAAAGCAGTGTTACGAGTTGTGGACACCCACTGAAATGCGGTTATACTACCGTGACAAACAAACAAAGGGGAATGATCTTGCCCTGTATAAAAGATACCCACACAATTGTGGCTGTGTTCCTTTTGTGCAGTTCCCACATTCCAATGTGAATATTGATGGTGTTCCCGAAAGCATGATCAAAGATATTTCGTTGATCAATCGGGCGATCTTCAATTACTGTTCTTTGGCAGATGAAATTTTCTATCTTCAAACATTCTCACAATTGGTAATTGCTGGAGACAAAGGAGAGATTAACCCGATTGTTGTTGGGTCAAGCAGAGCTTTTACTGTTCCGAAGACAAGTCCTTTTCCTCCTCGATATATTGCCCCTGATGCAGGGCAAGCAGAAATTTTGATCAAACACATTGCTCGTTGCGTAGCAGAGATTTATCGGTTGGCTGTGATCCGTAAGGGAGGATCAGATTCAAAAGATGAATATGCTACTGCTTATGGTCGGGCAGTTGACTTTGAAGATACAGAAGCAATGCTTGCATCCAAAGCACATCAGATGCAGACGTATGAAAATCACTTGGCAGGAATTGTCAACTTGTGGAGAGGGCAAAAAGAGCAACTGTGGAATGCAGAGTATCCAAAAACGTTTGAAGTTAAATCTGTTCAACAGGAGATTTCCGATGCAATGTTGTTGGATGACCTGATGATGGGGAAAACGTTTATGGCAGAACTGCGTAAACACATTGGAAGACTTGTGATGCCTACATTAGGAGAGGACATGTGGAACAAGATAGAAAAGGAGATTGAAGCGATTGAAGAGAAACTCTTGCCGACTCTCATTGATGAGGAACATGATACGCCTACAAATGTCTCCGGTACTCCTGCACCTAAAAAAGACACACCACAAGTGACAAAAAAATGAACATTCTTGCATTTATTATCCCGATGATACCTACAATGGTATACAAAGGGATTGGGTTGTTTAGGAAAGAGAAAGACAGAAAGCAGGATCAAAAAAGACGGGAAATCGTAGAGAAATCTATTGAGTTTCAACCGGATGAACGTTCTGTTGTTTCTGATTTTGAAATATTGCAGTGCCGAGACTTACAACACAACAATGCAAGAAAGTGGGGGACAAGAAAAGTTTCCTCTCTTAAATATCTTGTAATTCACCACACAGCAACAGACAACACAAGAAGTGATTGGTCTGGTATTGCTGATTATGCAACAACTCCAAGTAAAGACAATCACATCTCTACAAAGGGAGCACCCTACATTCCATATCATTTCGGGGTTGATCTTCATGGTGTGTTTCAATTCAACGATTTGACAGAGGTTACTTGGGCCGCTCGTGGTTACAATATTGTCTCCATTCATATTGCTGTTCTTGGTAATTTTGAAACCAAGAATGTGAATAAAGGAAATAATGAACTGTCTCCTGTGCTTCACAGTCAATTACGATTGTTGGTCAAAAGTCTCTTGGAAGAGTTTCCCACTCTACAAGTAAAGTCACATCGTCAATTGGGAAAAATTGCGTGTCCCGGTGACGAGTTGCAAAAGTTTGTTGACTTGAAGGAGTGGGAAGTATGACAGAAACAAAATTGGAAGTTGCAGGAACAAAGAACATTGTGTTTGAAATAACATGGGTTAAATTAGTTGTAGGTCTTGTATCTCTTGCCGTAATATTAGGAGGGTATGTTACACAAATTGCAGTTCAAACAGCACATGCACAGGCATACGAGACAGTTCAAACACAAATAACAACATTTCTAAGTACAGCAAGTGAAGATGTATTTGTTCATAATGATGTTCCTGAAGTAACAAAGAACTATATCATGACAAATACAGTAAGTGCAACACAATTTGGTGACTTCTGCACAAAAGTTATGTGTCGTTTGGATACAATAGAAAGTAAGTTACGAAATTAAAAAGTCTCTGGAGAGCTACGTTATCAACCATTCATCTTTTCTTTAAGGAGTTTGAACATGGATTTCAGTAAATTAGGCGGCATGGTAGGAACCATTCTTACCAAAGAAAACGGAAAAAACCCCGTTGTGATGTTGATTCTCAGTCAGTTCTCAACTCTCTTGTCATTTGCGGCAGGACTCACAGAACATGAAGCTCACGCATACGTGCGTGTCTCCGCTCGCCTGATCCTCAATCTGGAGTGGAAGCTTCGACAGGCTGTGAACGCTTCCGAAACGCAATACGACGATGCCATTCTCAACGAGTTCGTTGAAGCATGCCGTGAAGTCGAGCCGGGGTACGTGCCTGTAGTCCTCGATTAAACGGCGCAATTGCTTCATAATCTATTCACAGGTAAACGGTGTTTACCCTTAAACTGAGGTAACAGGAATTGGTGAACAAGAAAAAGCAAACACCTTTCAGTCCCGGAGCTTTTCCATACTTGGATACTGCTCCTGCTCCTGCACCAGATAACAACGCGCCATTTGACATCAATAAGTTGAATACACGGGATCAGCAAATTTTTAATGCAGGCTTTGGGAAAGCGAAAGGTGCGGAAGACAAAACTCAGGAAGAATTGGCCAATCTCAAAACTGAGTATCAGGGTGTGTTAACAAAACTCACTCAACAAGAACAGTCGGCTACCCTTACAAAGCAGGAATTGGAAGCTCTGAAAACGAAGAAACGTGAGTTGGAAGACGCAACAATGACTGCTGAACAGAAACATGCTCGTGACTTGCAAGAAGTGCAAGAAACACACAAGACAGCTTTAACGACGGCACAAGCTGAATCGGCAAACTGGAAAGCACAGTTTGAAAACACGCTTCTTGAAAATGCCTTGACCTCTGAAGCTGTCGCACAGGATGCTTTTATGCCTTCTCAGGTTGTTGCCATGATGAAATCCATTACGGTAGCACATCCCATTCAAGAGGATGGGAAACCAACAAAGTATGAACCTCGTGTCAGCATTGTTGGTGAGGACGGGAAAGCCAAACTGGTTCCCGTAAAAGATGGCATGACTCACTTCCTCAAGAGCAACCCGAACTTGAAGAAGTCTCAAGTTGTTCCGGGAACTCAGAGTTCCAAGCAAGGAGAGATTCTTGACAAGGCAGGTGTGGTTATCACCAAAGCGCAACTGATGGATGCACGTTGGGTGAATAGCAACACCGAGAAGGTTTCTGAGTTGTTAGCTTCTGGTGACTATGGAAGAATCTTAGCACAGAAAGACTAACCTCTGTTTCTAAGGGTGTCAGTAACAAGTTAGCATTATCACAACAAACTAAGGAAGACTATCTTGAAAAACAAACTGTGGTTCATTGGAGAGCATGCTCCGCTTTCCAGTTACACCCTGAACACACAGGCTGACTCCCATAGTGACTTTATTCCTACACTGTGGGCTTCACGGGCACTCGCGTTCTTTCACCAGAATGCGATTATGGCCGGATTGGTGAATCAGGACTACAAGCAAGAAATTCAGAACCTGGGCGATACCGTCAATGTTCAGATTTTCAACAACCTTGTGGCGAACACCAAATTGCCGGACACGCCTGTGACCAAGCAGACTGCACAGGGTAAGAAAGTTCCGGTTACGTTGAGCTACCATAAGGAAGCAACTTTCCTTGTGGAAGACGTGCTCGGAGCACAAGCGAAGTTGGACATCGTAGATGGGTACATGCGGAAAGCCGCAATTGCTCTTGCAAACGATGTTGACAGCGTATTGACCGCTCAATACGCAAATGTCGGAACTTCGATGACTGTTGGAACAGGTGCAACTGCCATGACTGAAGCATTGATTCTCTCAGGTCGCCGGAAACTCAATATGATGGAAGTTCCTTACGAGGATCGTCATATCGTTGTTCCTGACTTTGAGGACATGCTGAAGGTGGACAGGTTCACAGCCAATGACAAACTCGGTTCCAGCGTTGCGATCCGTACCGGACAGATCGGTATGATTCACGGCTTCCGTGTTTACGAAGACCCTCGCATTTGGAATCTTGTCGGGTCTGGTGGTGCAGTCCACAACCTGATGTTCCATCGTGACGGTATTCTGTTTGTCACTCGTCCACTTCCTCTTCCTCCCGCCGATTCCGGCACAAAGGGAATCTATATGGAAATGGACGGCGTAGGTTTCCGTCTGTTGTACTCTTACGACAACGATTACCTCGCTACAAAGATTACCGTGGACGTTCTGTACGGTGTGAAGGTCGTTCATCACCCGACAGATCAAACGATCTACAAAGCTCCGTTGATTGACATTCAAACCAACAACTAAGAGCTTTCAGTGGGCAGGGGTAGAGTAGATATTTTGGAGCTACCCCTGCCCACGTCTAAGTTACAGTTTTAATAAGTAGGAGTTTCGTTTTGGCTGTAACAAGTGTTATCAACGAGCATGGTCAGCGTGTTCCTGTACCGTGGAATTGGCATGACATCCTGCCTGACTGGTTCGATGGAAAACAAATAATTCCCACGGCACACGTTCATAATTTCAAAAGCCCTGATCCTCCGCAACTATGGATTGAGAGAATTGGTGGGGGTTATGGAGATGTTATCCATCTCTTGTCTGCAATAGAGGATAAGATTTTCGAGTTTAAGGAACAGTATGGGCCGCAATCCCGTATTATTCTCAGTTTCCCCTCTGTTCATCACTTCATGTTAGAACAACTCAAACAATATGGTGTTGAAGTTGTGAGTAGCGAGAATCTTGATGAGCACTTTGGAAAGACCTTCAATTTCTTAACTCACGCTATTGTTAATTCGAGGGAACACATAAATCTTCTCTGCCCTTGCGATGATCATGAAGTAGGTACAAAATTCAAACCTTTTAAATCAAGGGTAGAGATTTTTCATGAAGCGTGTGAAGTCAACCGTCCTGTGCGACCCCCGATTCTCAGATTCAAGGAAAGAGGGGAAAATCCGTTTCCAAAGAAGCAAAAGGTTGTCTGTATTTGCTTACGTTCAATTGATCGTTTTAAGGATTGGCATTTTGATGGTTGGTTGGAAGTTATCAAAGTCTTGCAGAAAAAAGGGTATTTCGTCTACACAAGTGATCTTGAGTTCAGTTTTGAAGGTGTTCCCGCCATTGTAAAGAAGTCTATGCCTGAAGTGACTCGTTACCTTGCATGGACAGACGCTATCATTGGCCCGGATACAGGCCCGATATTTCTGGCCGCTTCACAAGGGGTCACTACCATTGGATTGTTTGGAAAGACAAGTGGGTACTTGTTACTTGAGAAACATTATATCAATGGACACGCAGTTCAAGTAATACGTCCTGATCTCTGTAAACGCCCTTGCTACCACAGTAAAGAGCACAGAGGATTCTACTGTGATCAATATGGATTCTCTGGTGCGGCAACAGGTTGCATGAACGACATCACCGTAGAGATGGTCGTTAGTATGTTTGAGGGCTTAGAGAAGTATGGACAGATCGGTAATACACGTTGGGATAAAGAGGAGTTTCAAAAGTATGTGCCCGACTACTACAGATTCTAAACCAAAAATGTTGAAAGTGTTAAATTCTGCTGGAGTGATTAAAGAAATTCCAGAAGATGAAAAAGACCTTCTTCGTATTTTGGAGGGGAGTGGTTGTACAATATTAAAACCGGGTGTTGTACATCCTGCAATGTTTGCAAACACCAATGAAGAACCAATTGCACCAGAACCTCCGTCTTTTGTCTACTACCCGCCCTTTGACGAACTTCTTAGACGTGCAAATGACGATGTGGAAGATGCAGAGGAAATCTGGATTATAGCACAAGGCACACAAGGATACAGTGCCTTCACACGAGATGACGCAGACGAATGTTGGACTTACTACAACAAAAGAAAAGTCTGGTTAAAGGAACAGGAGACAACACGTGGCAATAACGATTGATGCAACTGCTGGAGGTAGCAGTTCCAACTCTTACATCACATTAGCCGATGCGAACACGTATTGGGCTGATCTTGGTGCTATTTGGGCATCCAAAACTGATGATGAAAAAAAGGTTGCATTGGTTCTGGCTACTCGTGCAATTGATCGTTTAGAGTTCATGGGTTTGAAAATGAATACGAGTGTTGTGGGTGCTACTGATTACCAAAAGTTGAAGTGGCCGAGGAAATCAACAAACTATTGGGAAACGTGGTTTGCGGCAGATGAGGAGGGGTCAACTAATCGTATTCTTCCATACAGCTATAACAGTTCTGGAGTTCTGATAATTCCTCCTGAAATTGCAGAGGCATGTGCTATTCAAGCAAATCACATTTTGGCAACCAATCCGCGTTTGTCACAAGTTGTTGACCACATCCGTTTGCAAAAAGAAGGTGTTGCTTCCTTCTCTGTACCGGGGTTAACAGAAACATTTTCAGGTGATGGCGCAAGTCCTTTTTACTTCTTGGCAGAAGAAGCACTTGCGAAGTTAAGAAAATTCGTTAACAGTGAAGTACAAGTGATCCGTGCCTAATCCTCTTGACCCAAATAATGTTGCGGCGACTGCTGTTGAGTTCGTAAGTTTCTACCATGACATCTTACGACAAATACAACAGATGTATGCTGTGGGAACTCCCGGAGGAAAAGAACGAGCGATAAAATTATATCGTCAATATCATTATTGGCTTCACTTGGCAGATACACAAGCAGATAAGTGGTTAAAAGAAAATATTCCACTGATGTTACAGTATGGGGATGACCACGGGTTTCTAAGTTTGAAGTCACTTGGTTTTCTTACTGTAGATGACTCCTTTACACAGCTTCACGAACAGGCAATTGCAGGAGTGATCGCTACAGTCAAACAGGAGATGAATAAAGTAACTGCACAACTGGACAGGTCACTATTGAGTTTTGTTAGGAGAGTTCAACTGGCAACACCTGAACAGAGAGCAGTACTTGAAGAAATAGCAATATCTGTGGCTTTGGGAAATGATACAGCAATCACAAGTAAGAGAATACAGCAACGGATCGTTGCAAAAGCAATTGGTGGATACATTCAAGTAGGGAACAAAACACTTCCACTAAACAAGTATGCTGATTTGTTGGCAAGAACACATCTCCGTGTTGCCTACAGTCGGGGAACTGAAATGCGGTTGCAGGCAAATAATGTTCAGTTGGTTGTGATAAGTGAGCACAACACTACTTGTAAGATGTGTAAGTACATTGAGGGAAAAGTTTTTTCATTGGATGGAAAACACCCAGATTACCCTTCTATTAAGATACTTCCTAATGGCGGTTGTCCAATACACCCACACTGTCTACATGTAGAAAACGGATTTATTGTTGCTCTTGCAAGTGAAGAAGAATTACAGCGTGTGAAGATTGATCCTGCTACATGGCCTTTTAAAGACACTAAAGACAAACTGATTAAGAGAGCGGCATGAGCATTATAGAAGCTTACGCAAACGCACAATTTCGTGTGTACGTGCAGGGAAGCGCACAAACAAATGACTTTGGCCGCCCTAAAGTAACGACTGCTCCTACTACAGGAACACTCTATAAATGTCGGTATGCACAAGGGAATGTGATGGTTGAAGGTACTGAAACAGGTCGTCAAAGAGGGTATATTATATCCTGTGAGAGTACAGTTGTTGTTGACGCTGACAGTTTACTTGAACTCTATGGACTTGACAGTGTTCCAACACGTATTGCAACATTACGTGTTGTTGCAAAAGATCAAGGAGACTTGTTAGGAGGAATCACAGGGGTACAAAAACTTCAGTGTGTTGCGGCACAACAAGTAACACCTGTTCCGGGTGACTAATGCCTGTACAAGGAGCACGATTCGTTGTTCGTACAACTGACACAGGGGATTTTCAAATAGAGCCTGTTGTACAGAGTGTTATCATGGGAGGTTTTGCACAAGTAATTTACATGATTTCTGAAGACCTCCTCCGTGAAGCTGTTGGTCGCGCAAACATCAAAACAGGGTTATTGAGGTCTACGGGAAATGTGCGTTTGGAAGACCAAGAAGTAGTAGCAATGGAACTTTCAAACGCAATTAAAAGTGGGCCAACCAAATCAGGAAAACTTCGTGCAGGGCGTGTGTATGTGGGGAAAAAAGAAAACCCAACAACTGTTGCTATTCGAGCAATGCAACAAGCAAAGACATCAAGTACTTTTAAATTCGTTGTAGGCTTTGCAACACCCTACGCAAGATATATTCACCAAGTGAT